GATTTCACATAGTTGTCGATGTTATCGACATCGACAAAAGCAACGGAATGGTTTTAGTCAAAATCACATTCAAAGTCCCCAAATATGATATATTTCTGCAATGTATCGCAGGCAATGACAACGGGGGCGCATCTTCAAAAAACTTTGATTTAGGGGACGCTGCAAAAGGAGCAATAACAGACGCTTTAAGCAAAGTAGCATCTTGGCTAGGAATAGGCGAAGAAGTATATCAAGGCAAAGCAGCAAACAAAGCAAGTTTAGGGCTTAAAGAATTTAAGACCCGACCCGACGATTTAAAGAAATGGCTAAACGAAACCATAAAAGGGGAAAGTACACTAACCAACGAGTTTATCGCTGCAAAAGGCTATATCGCAGAAGGCTACACCGTCCAAGACCTAAGAGGATGGTGGAAAATAAACAACGAAGTAGCGCAAAAACTAACATCCCCCGAATAAAAAACAAAAAAAGTTATGAAAGAAACAAAAAAAAATAGAAGCAGCTAAAAAGCAATAGAGAAAAGGTAAAAAAGGGGCAATTGGCAAATAAAGAAACAAGCCGACGGATTAAATTATGCAAAGAGCAAGTTAACGGTAAGGCAATCTGTAAAATACGACTACTCCAATACAAAAGCTATCAAAAAGTTGGCAGGGGAAGCAAAGGGCGTTTTCGGAGTAGCGACAGAAAACGGGGAGTTTATAGAGATAAGCCCCGCAATTAAAAAGTCCACCACGGTAGCAGTAGTAACATTAAGCAAATAAAAAATAAGTAAGTCCGTGTAGCAAGGTCTTATCGGAGAGCAACATGGGCACGACTGGCACGGCTTACTTTTACAAGTTAAAATTAAAACTAACTATAAACGTTGTTACCCACCGTTAATTTTAAGATATGGGAATAGATTACTTTAAACAAGAAAACGAACTTATCAAAAAACTGTTTGATTTAGATGAGATTATCAGATTCCAAATGAAACACGATGTTCAAATAATTAAAGAATCTGACTGGCAATATATGTGCTACATAGATAAGAAAGGATTTGGAAGTGGATTAACAACTATGGGAGCATTGGTAATTGGCATAAAACGGTTTAGAGAGCACTTTACTAATAGTGGGTAAATAAGATAGTGGTAAAATTGGATTTTTTTAAATACAATGAAATATGAGCAAAAGACTTGAAATATTAAAAAACTCTTTGAAGAAGAAAGAGCAAAATTTTTACAATAAACTTAAAAACCACATTTGTACAGTAAGACAAGCGAATGGGCAGCCTTTAAATGATAAAAGGAACGGACAAGCAACATTAAATAAATGGGAGAAGCAAAATGAATCTTTGCGGAACTTAAAACAGAGTATTCAAAAAACTAAAGATGCTATTGAAAGAGAAGAAGGCAAGATAAAAAAAGTTAAACTAACAAAAAAAATAATTCCTGCCGAAATATTGGAATTGGTTGAAAATGGTGAATTGATTCAATGGCGAAAACATCCTAACACATTTTTTGTGCCTAATGTAGATAAGGCTCGAATTGTTTGGGATAATAAAAAAAAAGTTGTTGCTCACATGTACGCGCATTTAATAGCTAAACAGGAGCAGCGAACTAAATTCGTTCGATTGTATAATAGACTCAACCTTGTCTTAAATTGCGGTTAACGGTAGTAAGCAGCATAAAAGAATAGAATTATCATTTTCCTAATGCCAAGAAAACGATAAATACAGAACACAAAATAAAAAACCTACAAAAAAAATGATAATAAATCTTGAAAAAGACATCGACAGAAAAAGAGCCAAAGAATACATTAAAAGGTTTCTTGAAGGAAAAAAGAAGATAGAGTTAAAAGAGTTAAACATTAACAAGTTTTCAAGATAGCAAAATAGATATTTGCATTTATGCCTATCTATTTTTGCAACGGAGTTCGGTTATAGTATAGAAACGGTAAAGAGGGAGATATTTAAAGGGATAGTAAATAAAGATGTATTTTTAAAAGATTCCGTTAAAATAAAGGGTAAGTGGGTAGAGGAGTACAAAAGCATAAAAGACCCAAACATAAATTTAACGGAAGCAATAGAGAGATTTAGACATTACTGTGCAAAAGAAGCCGATTTGTATATTCCAAATCCAAATGAAAGGGGCTTTAACAGTTGGGTAATGCAAGTAATGCAGCAAGAGAATAAAGATATTTTTTTTTATTTAGGGTTAATTATTATTTTAGAGCCTAAGTGCATTGCCTTTAGGTTCTTTATTTTTTTTAAACTATAAAAAAAATAAAAATGCAACAAAATGATATAAAAATAGAAAAGGCAGTATTAGGGGCGTTAATTTTAGAAAATGATGCGTTTATAGATGTGCAAGATATTATTCACGAGGATTTATTTTATAACGATTTCCATAAAGCCACATTAACCGCAATAAAATCTTTATTTGCAAAAGGCACAGCAATAGACACATTAACAGTCTTAAATAAACTTAAAGAAGAAAATGTTAAGGCGACGGCGTACGATGTGGTGGAGCTAACAAACGCAATTGAATCGAGTGCAAACATAGAGCATCACATTTACATTTTAAAAGTGCTATCTTATAAAAGAAAAGCCTTAAACATAGCGAAAACAATAATAAGGGAGACCAACGAGAACAAAGACATTTTTAAGGTTTTGCAAGATGCAGAACATTCGCTTTTAAATATAGATACAAACACAAGAAGCACAGAAGCACAAGCCTATAAGATTTCCCAAGAATACGCCACAGAGCTAGACAGCTACATAAAGGGAGATATAGAAGTTTCCATAAATACGGGGCTTTACTTTATAGACAAAAAACTAGGAGGGTACAAGCCAAAGCTTTACATATTAGCAGCCCGCCCAGCGATGGGGAAAACAGTAACGATGGCGCAGATACTTTTAAACATAAGTAAGAAAGGCAAAAGAGTAGGTTTATTCTCCTTAGAAATGGGAAAAAAGGAAATAACGCAAAGATTACTAGCGAATGTTTCCAGAGTAGAATATTCTAAAATAACAAACTACAACCTAAATAGCCAAGAGATAAATAATATTTTAACAGAATCCGAAAAGTTAAATAATTATTTTTTAATTGATGACAAGCCCGCCATAACAGTACAGTACATAAGAGGCAAAGCAATAAGAAATAAACTCGAATTCATTGCGATTGATTACCTTCAGTTGATGAAAGGAGAAGGCAAAAGCAGAGAAGAGATAATTTCTAACATCTCGAGGGGCTTAAAGGAACTACAAAAAGATTTAGATATTCCCATACTAGCACTAGCGCAGCTTAGTAGAGCCGTAGAAAGCAGAGCCGACAAAAAGCCAATACTTTCCGACCTACGAGAAAGCGGAGCGATAGAACAAGATGCGGACGTAGTGCAGTTCTTATTTAGACCAGAGTATTACGGGATAATGGAAGATGCGGAGGGGATAAGCACGGAAGACATTATAGAGGTAATAACATCTAAAAACAGACAAGGCGCAACAGGTAGCGACTTCGCAGAATTTCATAAATCATTCATGGCAATAACGAATAAACAGGAATTTTATTTTTAAAATTAAAAAATTATGAAAAGATTTGAAGTAACTTACATAAGCGAAAACGGGAAAGAAGACAAGATAATATGTAGAGGAAAATCCCCGCAAGAACTACTTAATTTTATGCACGAATACACAAGAAAAAGTGTTTTACGTATAAGGAAAGTAGAAGACACTCGAGAGTATAGTATAGATTTAAGTGTAAGTGGTATTATAAAAAACAGTAGAAAAGCTGTACTAGAAACTACAAAAGTAAATTACAAACCCTTTAGATATGTTTAAAAAAATAATATTATCCTTTGCTCTTAATAGCCTTCCGACCATTATAGAGCCAATTTTACAAAAGTTGAAAGAACAACTTTTTGAGCTAAAGCCACACACACAACTGTATAAAGTTCTTAATTCCCATGCCTTCGAGGTCGCAATTGAAGAATTTCATGAAACGTGGAGAATATGGAAAGGGAAAAGGAAGTAAGATGATAGTAACGAAAATATCCGATAATGTTTTAGAGATAGATATTACAGAGGAGCGCAAAATAAAATAGATACTTCTTTCAGACCTGCATTTCGACAATCCAAAATGTAAGCGGGGAATCCTTAAAAACCACCTAAAGCAAGCAAAGGGACAAAACGCCAAAGGTACTTATTAATGGTGTTTTTTTTTTGTGTAATGCAAGGGAAAGGAGATAGGAGGGGAAGTAAAAACGACATAAGACCGCAGCACAACAAAGCAGACTATTTGCAAACCGTTATAGACGAGGCTATAGAATGGTTCGCTCCATTTAAAGATAACATTCTGTTATTAGGGTATGGAAACCACGAAACCGGCATTATAAGATACCAAGAGCGAGACATCTTAAAGGCTTTTGTATAAAAGTTTAATTTTGTACACGGTACGAGCGTACAGCTCGGTGGGTATGGCGGGTATGTAATAACAAAAGTATTAAGCGACCAACACATAATAAAATACTTTCATAGCTCTGGAGGTGGAGGAGTGGTAACAAAGGGCGTAATACAGCACCAAAGGTTAAACGCCTCTACAAATAACGCAGATTTAATCTGGCAGGGACACGTACACGAAGATTACGAATTAACCACAATACAAGAATATTACTCTCCATTCCAAAAAAAACAATGTATAAGGAGGTGTTAAACGTAAGGACATCTCCATACAAAGAAGAGTTTAACAAAAATATAGAAGCATTCAAAAAAAACATTTTTACGATGTGGATTTTGATTAATAAAAAATAGAAACCTATGCAAGAACGAGAGGAATTTGAAACATTCGAGTTTGAAGACCTAACAGAGGATAATAGCAGTTTTGTTAACTTCGAGTTTGGAGCAACAGAAGAAAAACCCAAGTTATTTTTAGACGAGGATGTGTATATAAAAAGCAATAGCCCGAAGCTTTTAAAGGAAAACCAAATTTTAGCAGAATACGCAGCCGAACTAGCTAAAAAGATTTCCCTAAAAAAGGGAGAAAGAGCAATCGCATATGTGAATGGCTCTTTTATATTTGGGGATTTTATACAAGAACTTATTTACAATTTTAATTTTAAAATAAACGAGCTTACTATCTCTACACTAAGCCTAAACTTAACTAATATAGATGGGTTGGTATGGCTATTTAAGTGGGGGAACATAAAGAAGTTAAATCTTATAATATCGGATTATTTCTATTCGCATTATCGAAACACCTTTGTAAAAGAGATGATTAAAATAATGGAAGATTACAATTTTGAGTTCGCAGTTTGTAGAACTCACACCAAAGTAGCGTTGTTCGATACGGAGAAGGGAAATAAATGTTCTATCTATGGAAGTGCAAATTTAAGAAGTTCCAACTGTTTAGAGATGTTTACGATAGAAGAAAATTCGGAGGTGTACGACTTCCATTACGAAATACACAGGCGAATTTTAGACAAGTACAAAGTTTCTAAAAAAACAGAAACAGGAAATAAATTATTCAAAACTATAAGCGAAAAAGAAAATGGCAAAGAAAAAGACAAGCACGGCTGAAAGCAGCCCAATTAACGACCCTTTTTTTGCAGACCAACAAAGGAGACTTAACAATGCCCGAAGACCCGTCCCACAAGGGGATGCACCATTTTAGCAAATATCCCTGCATAAAGGAATTAACCTTTATAGAAATGTTTAAAATATTGACAATATTGTTTATTATTACAACATTATGGACAGCTTAAAAAAGATAAACACAACGAAAGAAAAAAAAGCCATGTTAGCAAGCTTAGAAAAAACTATGGGGGTTGTGTCTCATGCTGCAAATTTAGCTAAAATAAAGAGACAAAAGCATTATCGATGGATAAAAGAGGATAAAGATTATAGGGAAAGCGTAGAAGAGTTAGACCTGTTTGCTTTAGACTTCGCAGAATCTAAGCTTTTTACAAAGATTAAAGAAGGAGATACGACTTCAATCATTTTTTATTTAAAAACAAAAGGAAGGGTAAGGGGATACGGACAGAACGAAATGCAAACAGTTACTAAGGTCCTAGTTCCTACAAAATGGGTCGATGAATTAGAAGAAGAAAAAGGAACATGATAGAAATTAATTATAAATATGCCCCGCTATACACTAAGACCCCTCCAACACGATACACAATTGTAACAGGGGGGCGAGCTTCAGCTAAATCCTTCACTGTTACAGATGCCGTCGCACAATATATGACCCTGCCCAATCAGGTAATTATGTTTTCTCGTTATACGATGTCCTCCGCCCGTCGTTCTATTATTCCCGAGTTTGAAGAAAAGATAGCTTTAAGAGGGGAGGCATACAGAAACCAGTTTATAATAGGCGCAACAGATATAGCGCACCCCTCCACTAATTCAATTTGTTATTTTTCTGGCATTAAAACATCAACAGGCTCAAATACCGCAAAAATTAAGGGCACAAAAAATATGAATATTTTCGTGTTAGATGAAGCTGAGGAGATGACCGATTATGAGGAGTTTCAAAAAATCGCAGAGACGGTGAGGATGAAGGGGGTTGGAAACAGAATTATTTTAGTAATGAACCCCTCAAATAAAAATCATTTTATTTACTCCAAATTTATAAATACAAATAGAGCTGATTTTACGCACATACATACAACATACCTAGACAACATAAAAAACTTAGACCCCGACTATGTACTAGAGATAGAAAGGACCAAAAGGCTAAACCCAAAGAGGTACAAACACATTTTTTTAGGCGAATGGCTAGATGATGTGGGGGGCTTGCTTTGGAATGATGAAATTATTAACAATTGTCATATTTTTAAGCTTCCAAAGATAGTTAAAACGATTGTAGCAATAGACCCAGCAACAACAAACACGTCAGATTCTGATGAGACGGGCATTATTGTAGTGGGGAGAGATGCAGAGGGTAACGGGTATGTTTTAGAAGATGTTAGCGGGAGATATAGCCCCGAAGGATGGGCAAAAGCAGCAAAACTAGCAGCCGAAAAATGGGGGGCATTTAACTATGTAGCAGAAAAGAACCAAGGGGGCGATATGGTTTACCACATTCTGCGCCAATATGATAGCACAAGAAAAATAAAACTAGTAACCGCTACAAAAGGAAAGCTAGTAAGAGCTGAGCCAATATACTCTTTATACGAACAGGATAAGATTAAGCACGTCGGTAATTTTAAGCAACTGGAAGAACAACTAAAATACTACAATCCAACAAATAGTAAAATCTCCCCCGATAGAATGGATGCTTTAGTATGGGGGTTTACAGAATTAATATTAAATAAAAAAAGACCTTTATATGCTTCAGTTTCTTAAAAATCCATTTAAAAAGACACCCGCTAAAGATGTGGCTTTCGCCCGTGCATTTTATAAGTTGTTTGGTAATGCTTATAAAACTGCAGATTTTAATAACGAGGACATAATAGAAAAAACCTACAATTTTAACGATACGATTTATAGAACTGTAACGCTAATTACGGGGGCTATTTCGCAGCTAGATTACAAACTAATAAAGACAAACGAAGACGGTAATAAAGAAGAAATATATGTTCATCCATTTTTAGATTTTTTAAAGCAGCCAAATCAGCATCAGAATTTTTGGGATTATGCTAATATAGAAATATTGTATTACCTAATAACGGGAAATGCATTTACTTACAAAATAGCCCCCGAGACTGGAGTAAATGCAGGGAAAGTAATGCAGCTGCATAACTTTCCGTCGCAACTTGTAAATATTGTACAAAGCGATAATTATTTTAGCCCTATTTTAAGGTACGAAATACAATATCTTAACGAGATGGCGATAGAACCCAACAGCATAATGCACAGAAAGACCCCGCAGCTAGACTACAAAAGTTTATATGGAATGAGCCCACTAGAACCCGCAAAAAGGCTTATAACCACCAATAACAGTGTAAGGACAGCGAGCGGTAAGATACTACAAAATGGAGGCATGAGTGGGGTATTAGTCGCAAAAGATTCACAAGGATTAGACCAAGCTTCTTTAGAAGATGTTGCGAAAAACCTAAGAGCTAACTTTACAGGAGAGAACGAGTGGGGGAAGTTCCCTATGTTATCAGAAGCACTGGAATGGGTTCAAATAGGGATGAAGGGGGCGGATATGCAACTCGTAGAGATAGACAAAAACACAGAATTAAAGATAGCAGGGCTCTATAATGTGCCATCTGTGCTAATGGCGTACGACGAAAACAGCACATATAACAATATTACAGAAGCGAGAAAGCAGCTATATACAAATTGCGCAATCCCTAATTTTAGGAACTTCCTAAAAAGCATAGAGAAGGAAGTGTTAAGTACATGGGGGGATAGTTCTTTAAGTTTAGAGGTGGATACTCGCAACGTCCCCGAATTGCAGCAAGATAAAAAAGCACTAGCGGAGGCGTTAAGTAAAGCGGATTGGTTAAGCATAAACCAACAGCTAACAGCATGGGGGGAATCCGATTATAGCCACCCAGATGCAGACGTACCACGATACATATTAGAAAAAACATTTTCAGGAAAAACACTCAGGGATGAAACTTTATAAAAAATGAATAATGCTGAGTACATGAAGCAATATGATAAATCTGTTATACAGCAAGAGGGAATTTTATACAATTCTCTTTCTAAATCTTTATTTACAGAATTGTCTTATTTGCACACAAAAATAGATGCAGCGAACAATGCGGAGATGCTAACAATAGTAGAATACTTCCAAATACAGCAAAGCGAGGAGATTATAAAGCAGAGGATAAAAAGGAGCGCAAAATTAGCAGGTAATCTTATACAGAAAAGACTACTTTCTAAAAAAAACGAATTCGATTTTTTAATAGACACTTATATAGAAAGATTTGCGCTTTTTCAAGTAACGAAAATAACGGAAACGATAAGAGGACAAATAAGAACCATTATACAAAATGCAATAAATGAAGGGTTTGGGGCGAAGAAAACGGCGGAGCTATTTAGTAATGCTATGCCTATTATTTCTATTAATCGAGCGCTTGTTATTGCGCGAACAGAAATAAACGGGGCTTTTAATTATGGCGCATATACAAAAGCGCAAGAGATAGCGGGCAAATTCCCAGAGTTAAGCATTCAAAAAAAATGGAAGGCGAATATAGATAACAGGGAAAGAAAAACCCACCGAGCTGCCAATAAATTAGAATATAGAGATATGGGCGAGGCGTTTAATGTTGGGAACTCGTTAATGCAACGCCCCCACGACCCAGCAGGGGAAGCAAAGGAAATAATACAATGTAGATGTACACTTTTATATAAAAGAGAAAGCGAAATATGAAAACAAAAATTTTTAAAAGCTGCGGGATGAAGCCGACCGCACAGATTAAAGACATAAACGAGAAAGAGGGCATTATACAAGGATACTTCGCCTCTTTTAATACAAAAGATGCACACGGCGATATTTTTAGCCAAAAGGCATTTAATCGCTCAGTATCGCATTTTAAAAGTGCTTCTAACAGCAGAATAGCGCATTTATATCAACATAAAGAGCCAATCGCAAAAATTACAGAGTTGGCAATAAACGACAAAGGGTTATTTTTTACTTCCAAAATAAGTAAAAGCAGGTTGGCGCAGGATGTTTTAATAATGTACGAAGAAGGAATTTTAAAAGAGCATTCTGTAGGGTTTTACAATCTAAAAGAAGAAAAAAGCCAAGAGGGCAATATAATATTAGAGGCGCAACTATTAGAAGGCTCTACCGTATTATGGGGTGCGAACGAAAACACACCTTTAACAGCCATTAAATCGCTAGAATCGCTTAACCCAGAACTAATAGACAATTTTTTTACTTTAGTAAATAGGTATATAAAAGAGGGAAAAATAAAAGAGGACACGCAAACCGCACTCCTTTCTAACTCCCAAAATATAATAAAAAGTTTGACCCGCCTAGAAAGCACTCAAACGGGCGATGAGATTTTAATTAAAGAATTTTTAAACCGTTTAGAGGATGGAAGAAAACAAGACACAAGAAACAGCTAAAAGGCTTGAGGCACTAATAGAAACAAAAGCCCAAGAGATGGGCGTGGAGTATAAGAAAGAGGCGGAAGAGAAGTTAACTGCATTACACAAAGAAATTATCGAAAAGGAGCAAAAAGCAAATAAGCGGCTTGACAGCATAGAGATGCAAGCTAAAGCATTTGCACCCATCAGCCCAGAAAAAAACAAAATGATAGGCGATGAGCTTTTTGATAAAATTACACAGTTTAAAAATGGCGGTTTGCAGTCTGTTAATGGAGATTTAGAACTCCAAACAAAAGGCTTAATGTCGCAATCTGGAAGCTTTACGGGGCAGGTGGTTCAGCCCACGCAGTTAACGCCAATTTATAACGACCCCTTCGCAGACCCCACACGGGCGAGAAACTTAGTTGCAAATGGCACGACAGGCGAAACAAATGCCGTAACGTTTACAACTGGATTCCCCGCAGTCACAGATGCGCCGCCTGCAACAGTACTAGAGGCAGCGGAAAAGCCACAAACTGAGTTTAATTTTATCGAGAAAACTTTCCCCGTGCAAGTTATTGCAACCCATGCCACCGTATCAAATCAAATGCTATCAGACAGGTCGCAATTACAATCTTGGATCCAAGCAATTATGATTCAACGGATTTTAGGTGTAGAAGACGAACAAATTATAAATGGAACGGGCTTAACATCTAATTTAACGGGGCTAATAAAAGATGCCACAACAGTAACGCAGGCAAATTCTGGAGCGGCCACAGATGCAGCAGCCACCGATATAGATTGTATTAGAGCGGGGTTAAGTTATCTAGCTAAAACGAGATACAGAGCAGATGCGATATTGCTCAACCCTGCCGACTTCTATAATTTAGTAGGCACGAAAAACGGGGAGTTGTTTTTACTGGATAACGTCGCGTCTTACGATAACAACGGAGGGTTAAGAATTTACGGAATCCCTGTAATTGCACACAACAGCATAACAGAAGGCGCTTGTTTAATGGGGGCGTTTAGAAGTGCCTATTTGTATTTAATGCGAGAGGGGTTAAATGTTAGGTTCTTCGAGCAGCACGCAGACAATGCAACTAAGAACTTGCAAACCATTAGGGTAGAGTTTAGAGCCGTTGGCGTGCCTTTATTACCTTCTGCAATTGCGAAATTTACGTTTAGCACACTTAAAACAGATTTAGGAGCTTAGTAATAAGATAATGGGATACACAGCAAGTTACCCAGAAGCACCTCAATTTCCACCCGCCCCCGATTTTTTGGGGGCGGTTTGTGGTGAGGAATTGGCGACTATCGACGAGGTAAAAGCAAAATTAAGGGTCGATTTCGATTTAGATGAAGTAGAGATAAATGCAATACAGATAGCTAGTAGATTATTCTTGGAAAAGCAAATAAATAGAATAATAGTAGACAGAAAGGAGCAGAAAACAGATTTAAGCAGCGGAGAGAGGGAAACCGCCAAAGCTTTAATTTTGCAATATGCTTTCGCTCTTTACCACGCAACAGAGCTGCCAACACTTTTTAAGCCGTTGTTAAACTCTATAACAGTTAAAAAAAGATTTGCATAAATGAAACTAAAAACCCCATTAAACGAATTAATAACCCTCCATACCGCAGAATTATTAAAAGACAAGTTCGGAGGTATAGGGGAGTATAATATAACGGAAACGCATATATTTTGCAACGTAAAAATAAATAAACGGGCGATAATGCCGAATGTAGTAGAAGGCAATCAGCAAACGTCCCAAAGCTTAGAAATAACAATAAGGCGGGAAAACTTAGAAAGGGTTGTAAATGCAAAAGAAATATTTTACAAAGGGGAGCAAATATATTTAGATTCTATTTCCAACCTAAGCCCAATAAAGGAAAAGTACATTACATTAGATGCTAGAGTTCAAAGTCAAATACAGTATAAATAAGAAAATTCTGAAGCTTAGGGCGGTACAAAGGGCGTTATCTATAAATGCGCTCGAAATAGAAAGCACAGCAAAAAAAGAAGTTAATGTAAGATTTGGTATTTTACAAAATTCTATAACTACAGATTCAACAAAACTAGAAGATGACTACATAATAACAGTAGGTAGCGAAGTGGAATATGCAGCACCGCAAGAGAGCATAAAACCATATTTACAGACGGCACTAGATATGCAAGAAGAGCAGCTTTTAAAAGACATTAAGAATGCAGCAAAAAAAATATAATAATACACTAGAGACAATTATATATTCTTTAGTGGAGTTACTCGACAACTGCAGATTTAACGCCAACCCGATAAATGCTTATACCATTGTGCCGCCAAATACTCCGCACCCTTATTTAAGGATTAGCGAAATATTGCAATTAGAAGATAAGCCATGTTTCCCAGTAGAATACATATTGTTATGTTCTATTGTAACGAAAAAAAAGAGTTTTAATGATGCTTTTGAGATATACAATATAGTGCAAGAAGCTATTAATAAGTATCTAAAATATTATTTTAACACACAAATAATCACAAGCTTTACAAGGGTTCAGCCACAACAAATCACGCAAGACATTACAGCCTTAAAATTTACATTAAGCATTAAAAAAGCATGAACACAACATTTAGAAGAGTTTCTGGCGATGTAGCGGAGCGAATCGACCTAGAAATAAGAAAAGCGAATACGATGAACTTTAGCTTTGTATTCGCAGAAAATAGCGGGCTGCCTTTAGACCTTACTGCATTTAGCACGATAGAGTTTGAAGTGCTAAACAGCCAAGTAAGCCCAGTTATCTCAGCGGATTTAGCAACCGGGTTATCGATTTCTGGAGCAGGGAGCAATATATTATCCTTGGAGAAAAGCGCACAGGAAACAGATATAAACGCAGGCAAATACTCTTACAGAGTAACATTCACAAAGCCGAGCTATCAG